TAATCTTCATCTTCCATCCATATTAATACACCATCATTTGACTGACCATCAAATGTTACAGTTATGTCTGTACCTGCTGTAGCGTCACCAATAGTAATAGAAGTACCAAGTAACTTAGTTATTGGACCACCTTCACCTTCAGTATTATCATGTGTATGCCCTGATGATGCAGCAAATGCAGCTAGTAATTGATCAAATTCATTATTACTATCTCCAGCTTGTATTACATCTCCATCAGTATACGAAGACTGTCTTGTATAATTTGCTCCCATTTATCTTCTAGCTCCTAAATCAAATTCTAATTGAAAACCTTTTAATGAATATGGAGCAGTTACTCCACCATCATTAACTCTTAATGCTACTGCAAAACCTGAACCTTCTACTGCCTGTCTTACGAGTGGTTGTGATGCTCCACCATATGTAGGTCCACCATATACTGATACTCCATATATACCAGCAATGTCTGATGAATCTAATGGGTATGCTGCTGGTCTAGCAGACTCAGCACTTTCGTAATCATACCTTACAAATAGATCTGCGTCAATACTAGATTCAGGTTTAAAGTTAACTATTACCCTTTGCATATGTTTTCTTATACCAGGGTCATTCATAGTTAAATCAGAACTACGGTATTTAGCATTTATTGCTGTGCCATCAAAATCATTACCTTCTTCTTGTCTATATATAAAACCATCAAATCCACCGTGAAGAACTAAAATATTACCCTGTTCGATAAATGAATCTGTACAAGAAGGTTTTATTCCCTTTAACTCAGAGAATTCATAAGCTTGCTGACCATTTTGTTGTTGTTTTAATACGCAAATAATGCCTTGTGTTCTAGTTTCTAATCCGTTTGCTTTAGAAAAGAATAATCTGTATTGTGTTTTTTCTGGTATAATTATAGATTCAAACGAACCTGAATCTAAAATGTTATCTTCAAATATAGATTGTACATTACTACTAATTGTACCAAGATTAACGTCACCAATATTTTGTGTACCAGCAACAGTACGTAATCCATCAGGCCCTAAGAATATTAAATCACCAGCAAATTCTTGTATAGTCTTGCCGTTAATACAACCAATGTTTCTAGTAACAGGAGTAATTGCAAAATTAGCTAAAGAACTTCCTGTCAATTTAAATATTCTATTTTCACAAAATATAAATAATGAATCACGGAAAACTTTTAAACCAACAATAGTATCATCTACTTTAACACTACCTGCACCTGAACCACTGTTAAAAGCATCTTCATCAAATGGTTGACTAAAAACTAACTCTTGAGGTGTACTTGACATACCTGCATAAAACATATGTTCTCTGTATGAAGCTACAATACTTGCTCCTGCTACAGAACTAGTATTTACATCTGTTGTAGCTAAAGAAGTATTTAAAACTACAGGTGCGTTTGCACCATCTACAAGAACTATTTTATCATTACCATCATAGTTATATCTTTCAAAAGAATATTTACCTGCGCTAGTTCTTCCTGTATCTCTTACTGTCCATGTCTCTGATACTACAGTTCTATTTGCATCACCTGTAGCAGTGTGGGCAGCAGCAGATGTACTATTAGTAGCACGAGTAACACCAGTAAATGTAGTAGTTGTTTTACCTGTGTAAGTAAACTCTTCTGAGTCAATCACAATACTACCACTAGAACTAAAGCCTGATGTATTTTTAACTGTAATTGTCCCTGAACCAGACATAGTAGCACTAGAAGTTATTGCGTCTACAGAATTTCTACCTAAATCAGTAGAGGCTGAACTAAAAATCTTTTCGCCTCTAGCTGCAATTATATTATTATTAAAAAATGTAGTTAATAATACTGCTTCATCTGAGGTAGATGTAACAGGAACTACAGAACGTATATGTCTTTTAAATCCACTTACTCTTCTGTATCCACCTTCTACGTCAGGCTCAAAGTTTTCTAATTGAAGAGCTTCTCCTGCCTTCATTATAAAAGTAGAACGGTTAGATACTAACCCTCCTTCACATATAAATGGAAAATGTTGTGTTTCTGCTGTATCTGGCATATTAAGATACTCTTAATACATTAGTTCTAGAACTTGAAGATCCCCCTAAAGGATAAGTAGACCTTAAATAATCAAACCTGTTTACTAATAGTGATTGCATATTTTTAATACCACTCTTAAATAAATCCATATTTAATTGATGTAATTGAATTTCACCTCTATATTGATAAACAAAAGCTATAGCCCCTGTTACAATAACATGAGCAAATCTATCAGGTATAGTAGTAGTATCACTATAAGCAGAAAGATCAGCTGGAAAAGTATAGTATTCAAAATCAATTTGATAAGATTTAGTAGGATATGGGTATAATACATAGTTATTATCAGGTGTTCTTGCTACATAGTGTGGCACTCCACCCTGACTGAATTGAGCTACAACTACACCACTTGCATGAGCTGCAGCTGTAGTAGAAGAAGAACCTCTAGTTACACCAGTAAATGTAGTTGAAGAACCTATAGCAGTATAGGATACAATTTCATTACCAATATATAAAGTACCAGCACTATCAAAACCTGAAGTACTTGCAACTGTTATTGTAGTAACAGAGTCAGTATGAGACTGACTTAATGTAGTAGAATTTATTTCATCTTCTTGAGTAATATATTTATCAATGTAATCATTGTAGTTTAATAATTTTAATTTACCACCAGAACTACCTAGATCTGAATCTTTAATAAGTCTAAAAGTATTGTAGTCTACAACTTTAGTACTTGTTGGTAATGAATATCTAGGTACACCTGCTGTTAAAGTTTGATTAGCAGTTGCATGATTAAATGGATAATTATAATCTGTTTGATTAATGTAACGTATAGATTCATTTATTGCATTTTGACATTGTACTTGTATACCTCTAGCAGATGTAAAATTAGCAGAGGTTAACTCTACTTCATTTAATTTCACTATTACTTTATTAGTCAATGTTAAATATGTTTCAGCCATTTGTGATTCCTATGTAATAGAAGGGGCAAGTTTCCCTGCCCCCTCATTTAACATTTATGCGAGCAAGTCTCGATCAACTTCTACTGGAGAAGAGTCGCCTTGATCACTAACGTCTACCATCCAAGCGTAAACACGAACCTTACCTGCTGAGAATGTAGCACCATCACCTGCAAAAGTCAGGTCTAGTGTATCTGCAGAGGCAAGAGTAACGTCTGCTGCTGGAGTAGCTGAAGGAGCATAAGCACCATCAGAAGCACCATCAATATCGAATGCAGCAACAAACTCGTCAGCATCTGCTGCGCCAAGTGTTGCCGTAGCATTCGTACCTGTGTTCATAGTTGCAGAAGTTACAACTTGAAAACCAGCATGAATTACTCGTGTGTTGGCAGGGATAGTAAGGCATTGAACTACATCACCAGATGAACAGTCAATAGCCTGTGCAGTTAGGTCAATAGTTTTTTGTACCATGTACGGTGAACGTCCACGTTGTGAACTTCCATGTGCAGGTAACAATAATGAAGTAATAGTAGCCATTTATTAAACCTCCCTTACGCTGCGTTGTATTGTGCAACAGTGATAGCTTCTGGACGAAGTACCTTTCTGCCGTACAAATGCATCCCACGAACAATATCAGCAAAGCTATCAGGATCTCTGTAGGTTTCTGTTTTATTGATCTGTTCTGCGGTTGCTATAGCTGAGTCATGTCCAGCTACGATAACACCATAATTAGCAATTTGGTTTGCAGTACCTGTAGTACCTGGACCTGTGCCAACTGATGGTAGGTTACTAGAAACATACATACGGAAACCACCAAGATTATTGACAGCTAGTCCGTTACGTATACTTCCTGACTCACCGAAGTCTGCATTATGAAGACGTGAATCTTCGTCTCGCAAGATTTCCATGAACACTGGATCTACTACAAGCCAACGACCTGCTGTATCAACTTGTTGTTGATCAAGCAAACGAGCCATACGAGCTACTACCATAAGAGGTGAAGCAGTCGCTGTTGGAAGTGCAGTTGCACCAGGTAATCGAGCAGCAATCGGAATTGAGTGTGCTCCTGCGGAACTTGTGGTAATGTTACCAAAGTCACCTTTTTGCAGTTTCATGCTATCAAGCAATTCGTCTGTACCTGCAGTAGAAACAGCAACAGTACCACTTGTAGTGGAGTTTACTGTGTCAGCAGAAGAGTGCAGAGCTGATTGCTTAAAGCCTGATAAGTAGCCAAGAACTTCTTGGTCGTACTGATCTGCTAAACGATATGCAGCACGATCTGTTGCAAGCTGCATGAAGTTAACGTGTGAATGAGCTTCCTCAATGTCGTCCATTTTAAAAGCAAAATAGTTTGCTTTATCGACTACAAGTGAAAAGTCTTCATCGTCAAGATCTTGCGCTGTAACAGTTGTGCCACGGGCGTATGAACTAACAGAAATTTCCGGCTCTTTGATGATTTTGACTGTATCACCTTGAGCAGCTATCTCTCCGAAATAGTCAGAGTTAGTTATATCACCCACAACAGTACTCTTGCGAAACGCAAGTTGTACTTTTTTAGAATAGATTACAGGACTAAAATTACCGTTAGGTAGATTCCCATAACCTGCTGCGGTTGTAAAAGCCATGATTATGTCCTCCTTGGATGTTTGGCTAGTAGCTAAACATAATGACAGAGAGGCTGACATTTTCTAGGGTGCGAGTAATCTTTAAGTTGGCCTACTTAAAAACTATCGGGCCTATACTTGGCAGGTAGTTCTTCTTTTATTGTTTAGACTTATTGGGTTTGAATAATAAACAGAGGTTGTCCTAAAAGGGGCTTTGTTTATTATCCCTAGTTATACTGTTAATTTTTTATTTGTCAACAGCTTATTACCGAGCATTGCCCGATACATCGTAAATAAATTTACCTGAGCGCATTGCTTGGGTAATTTCTTCCGATTTCTCTTCAAACTCACGGTTAGACATTTTTGCTACATCAGACTCTTTAATACTATTACTAGAGTCATCTGCGTCTACCTTAGTTTTAGAACCTTTGCTTACCATAGAGGCAGCAGCTTTAGATTTAGCTTT